AATAACTTCCTTGTTCAATTAAACAACTTAAGATATATACAGAATCAAATAGAAAATTTCGCATATTTCTTATAGATTCATCAGATGAGCAATTATCATATGTACACTTACTATTAAGATTATCATAAATCATCTTCTTTTGTAACGAAATTAAACATTTATTTAAATAACAAATAGATACAATTTGTTTATTCGTTCAATATTCAATTTCATCGGTTATTAAACTAGATAATTCAGAATAATCTTCAACTTTCTTTGCAGATTCTACGGTTAACGTTTCATTTTGTCCATCGGTTGTTCCTATATAAATATCTCAAGTGTTTCCATTACTATAATAAAACAATTTCCCATTCGCATTATATGTATCCGTACCTGAAGATTTAAGATGTTCTAATTTTTCAATACAATATTTGTTATATATATATAAACCATCTTTAGGTAACTTATACATATAAGGAGTTCGAATATCATTTGTTTCTAAATCTAAACATCTTATAGAGTCTTCGAGAACAGTTAAATCATCTGTACTATAGGAATTATTTTCTAGGAAATCAATAAATACATGCTGTTTTCAATCACTATTTTCTTCTTGTCATTTTTCATAACTATGCTCAAAATTAGACGTTCCTGTAATATCTGTTACCTGTAAATAACATCCAGACGTCATAGTTATTTCTACTTCAATTGGACGTGATGCACTCATCTGTTTAAATATTTGTTTTTATTTTATTGTTATATGGATTTGAGTCATATAGCTGCATTTGTTCAACTTGGATTTGTTTTTCCTTTGTATCAATTACTCTATCATTATAATCCTTATTATCTCGGATTTTTTGCTCTTCTAAAGAAATACGTTTACGCTCTAGATCAAGTTTTTCTTTACTATTTTTATCAATCTGATTTAACAGTTTTTTGTTTTCTGAACTAAGTTGTTCTAGCTGTCTTTGATTTTCTTGAATTTGAGCTTCATATTGTTGTATACGTTGTTGTAATTGCATTAATTGATCGTTTTCAAGCTTTTTAGATTTCATTGAACG